AGTATGATTTTACTACTAGGATTTTTTAATTTTTGAACCTATTGACTGACCTAGCAGACAAGCCAAGACAATAGGGGAATTTCCAAAGGAGGAAATTATGGCAAATTCGACATTTAATGGACCAGTCAGGTCCGAAGGTGGTTTTGAACAAATCACCGTAACTGCAAAGACTGGTGCAGTAACCACCAATCTCGATATTGATAGCAGTGGTAATATAACTACAACAGGTTATGTTTCTGCTTATGAAAATATAGAGAGTATTACAAGTGCTACACACAGCGTTGAATCAACTGATTCAGGTAAAGTTTATACTTTAAACAGAGCAGCTGGAATAGTAGTAACACTACCTACAGCAGCAGCTGGTCTTAACTATACATTTATAGTGGGCACAACCTTCACAGGTGCGGGACAAATTAATACAGACAATTCCAGTGATCTATTCTCTGGTTTTGCTCATATATTTGACCCAGCAACTGCAACAGATATGAATACATTTATTCCTGATGCCAGTAATGACGATACTATTGATTTAGGAAGTGCAGCTCAGGGTTGGCTTGTAGGCGGAATTATCCGCTTGAAAGCAACAACAGCAGCAGTTTGGCATTGTGAAGCATATCTTCATGGTGACGGTACACTAGCTACTCCATTTGAGTAAGGAGAATAAACGATGGCTGATGTAGTTACTTCGCAAACAATTCAAGATGGCGAAAGAGTAGCTGTTATGAGGTTTACCAATGTCAGTGATGGCTCTGGTGAATCTGCTGTAAAAAAAGTCGATGTTTCGGCTTTAAACAGCAACTCAGCTGGTGTTGCATGTAGTTCAGTTGATATACAGAGAGTTTGGTGGGCAACCGTTGGAATGAGTCTCAAAATAGATTTTGATGCTTCAACCAATGTTTTGGCTATTAACCTCCCAGCAGATTCAACTGGTGACGAATACTACGATGATTTTGGAGCAATCCCTAATAACGCTGCTTCTGGCGGTTTTACAGGTGATTTAGACTTCACAACACTAGGTCATAGTAGTGGCGACACCTATATGGTAGTGCTAAAATTAATCAAGAAATATGGTTAATACTTTATAATTGAGTAGCCCGCTGTTAGAAGCAGTCGCCCGCTAATAGTGGTGGGCTACTTAAATTTTAGGAGAAAAATTGGCAACATCAAATAGTAAAAACTTTGAACCTGACGTTGGCGAATTTGTAGAAGAGGCTTTTGAGCGTTGTGGTTTAGAGCTTCGTACAGGCTACGATCTTAAAACCTCACAAAGAAGTCTTAACCTTTTGTTGGCAGAATGGTCTAACAGAGGTCTAAATCAATGGACTATTACACAAAAAACCGTAGCTATGGTTGATGGTACTAGGGCTTACAACATTGATTCTACGAACTCTACGGCACCAATCGATGTTTTAGACTGTTTTATAAGAGAAACGGTTAATAGCGAAGACTCTGATATGTCGGTTGCTAGAATAAGCCGAGCTCAATACGCAGCTATACCAAATAAAGGCGATAAAGGTAAGCCTAATCAATTTTTTGTAGACAAACAATTAACACCGACCGTTACGGTTTATCCGACCCCAGATAAATCAAGCACTTACACACTCTATATGAATGTATTAACAAGGATGGATGATGCCGATGTAGGTGCTAACACAATGGATATGCCGTATCGGTTCTATCCGTGCCTAGCAGCTGGTTTGGCATATTACATTTCATTAAAAAAGGCTCCAGAAAGAACGGCTATGCTCAAACAACTTTATGAAGAGGAGTTTCAAAGAGCAATGACACAAGACGAAGAGAGGGCATCCTTTCATATTAGCCCTGATCTTAGGAGTTACGACATAGCTTAATGTCTACTTACGCAAGCAACAAGAACGCATACGGCATCTGTGACGTAACTGGCTTTCGTTACAAGCTAAAAGATATGAAAAGGACTTGGGATGGCTTTGTTGTAGGTCCAGACCAGTTTGATCCTAAGCATCCACAATTAGACCCCAGAATACCTCCAGTTGACGGTCAGGCTATCAAAGATGCTAGACCAGACACGAGTGATGATAATAACTTTTTTACGGTTTACACAAACGTAGGTTTGGGTAAATTAGGCAAACAGCTAACCACCTACGAGATTGCCTGTGGTGTTGGTTCTGTTACTATAACAACGACATGAGTTTTACATACAGTACATTAAAAACAGCTATAGGCGATTATTTGGAGTCAAGTGAGTCTACGTTCACAACAAGTCTGCCTACTTTTATAACTGAGTCAGAAGATCGAATTTTAAGCCTTGTAGAGCTTCCAGACCAAAGAAAGAACGTAACTGGTGCTACCTCTAGTAATAACAGGTTTTTAGGCTGTCCTAGCGACTTTTTAGCCCCTATGAGCCTCGCTATAGTGTCCAGTGATACTTATACCTATTTAGACTTAAAACACGCTTCATTTTTAAAAGCATATAGCCCCACAACAACGGTGACGGGTCAACCTAAATACTATTCAATTTACAGCCAAGAATCTTTTGCGCTTGCCCCTGTACCCGATGCAGCTTATACAGTAGAATTACATTACTTATATAAACCAGCTTCGATTACGAGTGGTAGTGACAGTGGAACAACGGTACTTGCAACAGATTATCCTGATGCCTTGCTATATGGTAGCTTGGTCGAGGGTGCAATTTTTCTTAAAGAACCATCCGATGTTATTGCCAGTTTTGAAGCAAGATTCAAAGAGGCAATAATGAGGATAAAAAACACTTCAGAAGGAAGAGCGACAAGAGACGAATACAGATACGATAGCACTAGACAAAGAGTATCGTAATGAAACCCATCAAATCGCTCGAAGGCAAGCGAGTTGCCTTATTAGGTCTAGGCATATCACAAATCGATTTTGTCATAGGCATGGAAAATGGGAAGCAATGGGATGAAGTCTGGGGCATAAACTCAGCAGCTGGCGTTTTTAATTGCGACCGTTTATTTATGATGGACCCAGCTAGTCGTTTCTTTGATACAGACGATGCTGGAAAGCAAACTTCGGTAATGACAAGGATATTACCAAAGCTCAAGATACCTATATACACATGTGAATTAGACAAGCGTGTACCAAAGGCGGTTGAATATCCTTTGGAAGAGGTAGCTAATTACGCCAAATGCGCTTATTTCAACAATACGGTGGCTTATGCTTTAGGTTTTGCTATGTGGAACAAGGTGGGAGCTATTGATCTTTTTGGTATAGATTTCTCTTATCGCAACGACTTACATTTTGCTGAAGCTGGTAGAGCTTGCGTAGAATTTTGGTTATGCAAAATGATGGAAAATGACATTACTGTAGGTGTTAGCCCTAGATCAACCGTATTAGATGCGGACGCACCAGCAACTGAACGCCTTTATGGTTACCATCGTTTAGATAGACCTTTGATAGCTGTGCCCCACAAAGAGAAGTGGATTATTAAACCTTATGATGAAATTGATGAAGAATTAGCAAAACTTGACTTACAATTACATCAAGAAGAAAGACCACCAGAACCATATAAAGGCTAATGAGCGATAGTTTTTTAGAAATAGGTAAAATAAGCGTCCATACTACGCACAATAAGGGTCACGATCCTGAGTTTTGGGCTGAGACAATAACCAAAAAAATAGTTGATGTATCTTCCAATGCACCTGACCATGTTAAACAACAGGCTTTAGCTTTCCAAAATCACATTTATACTATAATATTAAATGGAATGAAAAGTGCCATAGAATCTGATAGAGTGACTATTAGAGGACTTTTGAGTAGTCAGGGTCACGAAGATATGGCAAAAATAATTAAGGAGCTATAAATGGCAATAACATCAACAATATGTTCAAGTTTTAAACAAGAACTTCTAGTAGAAGGGCACAACCTAACCAATGGAGCTGACTCTATAAAATTAGCTTTGTATACCAGTTCAGCAACGCTAGGTGCTACTACAACTGCGTATTCAAGTGGACAAGAATCAAGTGGTACTAACTATTCGGCTGGTGGAAATGCTCTTACCAATGTAACACCAGCACTTTCTGGAACCACTGCGGTTTGTGATTTTGCGGACTTAACATTTGGTACAGCCACTGTTACAGCAAGAGGTTGCTTGCTTTATAACAGCACTAACTCGAATAAAGCTATATGTGCGATTGACTTCGGTGGAGACAAAACATCCACGGCTGGAGATTTCACTGTGGTCTTCCCGAGTGCTACGGCAACGGGTGCAATCATTCGTTTGGCATAATTTCAGGAGTTTGTGGTAAACTTTTATGATATAAGAGAGTTTACTTATGCCTTTAGCTAAATTTAACTTCAAGCCCGGTGTCAACAAAGAAGAAACTGACTATTCTAATGAGGGCGGTTGGGTTGACGCTAACCTAGTTCGTTTCAGAAAAAATCGTGTAGAAAAGATAGGAGGATGGGTCAAGGCTTCTGCTGATGCTTTTTACGGTATAGCAAGAGCTATGCACCAATGGGTTAGCTTAGGTGGAACTAGATACCTAGGGCTAGGAACCACCTCAAAATACTATGTAGAGTCGGGTGGAACATTTAATGATGTCACACCAATAAGAGCTACAACCACTAATGGCATAACTTTTTCTGCTTCTAACGGTTCCTCCACAATAACAGCAACAGATTCAAGCCATGGAGCTGTGGCTGGAGATTGGGTAACTATAAGCGGTTCTGCTAGTTTGGGTGGCAATGTAACTGCTGCGGTGTTGGATCAAGAATATCAAATTTTATCTGTAACAGATGCTAATACATTTACCTTCATAGCAAAAGATACTTCTGGTGATACTGTCACTGCTAATGCTAGTGATAGTGGAAACGGTGGCGCTGGTGTAGATGGCGTTTATCAAATAAATTCAGGTCTTGATGATTATGTTCAGGGATCAGGTTGGGGTGCTGGAGCTTGGAGCTCTGGTACTTTTGGATCAGTAACCACGTTGTCCGCCACAAATCAGTTGCGTTTATGGTCAAACGATAATTTTGGAGAAGACATTATTATTAATCCTAGGGGTGGAGGTATATATAGGTGGGTAGAGAATGATGGGCTAACAACTAGAGCCGTTAGTTTATCAGGAACTACTGGTGCCAATCTTGTGCCTACCGTTGGTTTACAGGTGATAACTTCTGAAACTGATAGACATTTAATAGTTTTAGGAGCTGACCCATTGTCTAGTGGTTCAAGAACTGGCTCTATTGACCCTATGTTTGTGGCTTTTTCAGATCAAGAAAACGCTTTAGAATTTGAACCAAAATCAACAAATAGTGCTGGTTCTTTACGTTTATCAAGTGGCTCACAGATAATAGGTGGTCTAAAGTCAAGGCAAGAAATATTAATTTGGACTGACACAAGCATCTACAGTATGAACTTTATAGGACCACCTTTGATATTCTCCATGAATCTTATCAACGAAGGTGCTGGTTTGATAGGTCCTAAAGCCTGTGTGAACTCACCGACAGGTGTATTTTTTATGAGTAAACAAGGTTTCTATTTCTACAATGGAGCAGTTACACAACTAACTAGCTCTATACAAGAATACGTCTTTGATGACTTAGATCAGTCTCAAGCACATAAGTGTCATTGTGCTTTAAACTCGGAGTTCTCAGAAGTTTGGTTCTTTTACCCTTCAATAGAAGACAATACTAGAGAAATATCAAGATATGCGATTTATAATTACAAAGAAAATATTTGGAGCATTGGTTCTATGGTAAGACATGCTTGGCTAGATGCTGGTATACAAAATAAACCACAGGCAACTGGCATATCATCTGATTCTTACTATTTATACAACCACGAATCGGGTCACAATGATGATGCTGACCCTATGGATAATGTATTTATAGAATCTGCTGATTTTGATTTAGGTGACGGAGATCAGTTTGCTTTTATAAGGCGAATTATTCCAGACATACAGTTTACTAACGACACGGGAAGTATTCAGGATGGAGCGGTCAATATAGTGCTGAAAAATAGAGATTTTAACGGTGAAAGCCTTACTACTGATAGCACAAGCAAAGTTACGTCAACTTCAAAACAAAGCCATGTTAGGGCTAGAGGTCGTCAATTTGTACTACGTTTTGAATCTGATGATGATAATGACGCTGGAGATCGTAAGAGTTATAAGTGGCGATTAGGTAGCACAAGACTAGATATACAGCCTTCAGGGAGGCGTTAAACTTGAGTAAATTGCTTGAAACTAGACTACCCTTAGCTGAAGGAGTCGAGTTAACACCAGAGCTATTTAACCGTTTAGTTCGTATTTTAGAGATAAACCTAGGAAGCGTTGACCCAGATAAAACAGCAAGTTTTAATGCCACAGAAATTTCTGAATTGCAATTTGCTACAGGTTCTATAATATTTAACACAACTACTGAGATACATCAGGCGTTTGATGGAAACCAGTTTAGAGATTTATATACCCATCAGACGTATTTGACGGGTCTTGGTGCTACAATGAGTATAGGGAGCGTTACAATAACGATAAGTTAATATGGCTATAAGTGAAGAACTACAAAGAAGAATCAGTAATTTAACAGGTGATATTCAAATGGGTGCTAAAGGGAACTACAAAACAATGTATTCTCCTCAAGGTGTACAAGATGAATTAAGCAAAGGAAATCCTGTATATTTAGGAGACTATAGACAAGCGATATCAAATCAGGCTACGCCCCAGCATATGCCTATGACTCCACAGAGGATGCAAGAACGAATAAAGAATGATCCCCGTTTGTCAGAACTAGAAAAAGAGGAGTTGTTAGCCAAGGCTCAGAGCTTATTATCCCCTAAAGCTGATGCGACTCCTAGGGGTTTTACTGATATAGATTTACAGCAAACCAAAGGAGCTATTTCTAATCGAGACTTGGATTTAGCTCAGAGCTTATTATCATCCCCTAATACACCACCTTTGGGTGTAAGGGATAAAGATTTACGAGAAACGATAGAAGCATTGGAAATGGAGTTATTTAAAACCAACGACCCAGAAGAACAAGAAATTATAGAACGCATGATAAAAAATACATCCATTAGAGTTAATGCGCCTTACCATTCTTTAATGGAGCAATTATCACAAACAGCTGGTGAAGATGACATGATGGCTCATGTAAGGTCGGGTGATATTAATGTATCAAGAGAGATAGTAGAGGCAAATCCAGAGCTTGAAAATTTAATTGAAAAGTCGGCTATAGATGCTGGCATAGAGCCAGACGAAATGGTTTATGGTAGTGGTGGTATTATTTCTTTGGACACTGGACTGGAACAACACGGTTTCATAAAGAAACTGGGCAAAGGTCTTAAAAAAGTAGTTAAAAAGGTAGCTCCAGTAGCTATGTTAATTCCCGGTGTTGGTACTGCATTGGGTGCTGCTATGGGTGGCTTAGGTAGTTTAGCGGGTTCAGCTTTGACTAAAGTTGGATTGGGCGGAGTAGCAAGCAGTTTGGGAGGTTTAGGTAGTGCTGCTATGAAGGGCATAGCTGGTCTAAATATACCGGGTATATCATCAATAGCTGGAGGAGCAAGTGCACCGGGCGCAGCATTTCAAGCATTAAAAGCTGGTGGTTTAAGAGGGGCTTTTGCTGGTGGTCCTTTAGGTGGAATGATGTCACAAACTCCAGAACTAACACCTGTATCAAATACAATGGATGGACCTGTTACTGGATATATGGATGCAGATGGAAATATGTATACTCCACAAGAAGCAGCAGCCTTACAACAGGCTCCTAATTTCTTTGGTGGTGGTGAGAAAAGCCTATATGGAAATTTTGGAACACAACCGATGTTGGATGCTAACGGACAACCTATTGTAAATGCACAAGGTCAACCTATTAATGCACAAGGTCAACCTATAACACAGACACAACAAAGAGGTGGTTCTTCCATCTTTGGCGGTGGCGGTGGCGGTATGGGTGGACTTGGTGGTTTGGCTACATTAGGTGTAGCTGGTGGATTAGCTGGAGCTTTAGGTAAACTGGCTTATGAAGAAACCAAAAAGGATAAAGGGGTGTCATTGTCTCCCGTTATGGCAATGGACGCTACTGGTAGATATAACCTTCAAGCAGAAGTAGCTAGGCAGATGGGACAACAAGCACCAAACCCAGCAGAGTTTGGTTTGTTACCAGCTGGTACTTTTCCAGAACTTAGTGGTGGTAAGCCCAGAGAAGTAATGGCTGCTGCTGGTGGCGGGGCTGTTTATCCTATGGCTTATGCCGAAGGCGGTACCGTGTCGATGGAAGATTTTGAAAGAAAACAAGGTGGAATTAACGGAGTGGGTTCAGAGACAAGCGATGATGTCCCAGCGATGTTGTCAGATGGTGAGTTTGTAATGACAGGACAGGCAGTAAGAGGTGCTGGTTCATACGAAATGCAAGCAGACAATGGCGGTATTTTAACCTTAATACCATCCTTAGACGAAGACAGAGAACGCGGGACTGATTTAATGTATACAATGATGGAGGTATTTGGTAACCGTGCAAACGCAAGCTAAGTAAATAAATATGGCTAGAGGATTAGATTTCAGAGGATTTAACTTGCCACGGAACATGGCGATGCCAAAAATGTCTGTTTTACCACAGGTAGCACCAGCTCCTGTATCTCCAACAATTAATTTACAAGGCATATCTTCATTGTTTCCACAGCAAAGTATTACATTGCCCGGTGGACAAACAGTACAAATACCACAACTTAACATGGAGCAAATACAGAAAAACTTAGCAGCAGCTGGTATTGCTCCTCAAACGCCCAATTTACAAACTAATCCAGAAGTTTCTCCAACATTAAATGCCAGAGGAGAGCCTTTAAGTCCTCGACAAATGGAAGGACACATCAGGTCAAGTAAACAAATGGCAAACGCTATGGGTACTCGCGATCCCTTTCCTTTGCCTGTGGAAGAATACATCAGGGCAAATCAAAACTTTACACCAGAACCAGCCGTAGAAACGCCATCTCCAATAGCTCCACCAATAGCTTCACCTGTATTACCAACTCCAGCACCAATAGCTCCTCCACCTCCACCAGTATTTAATGAAAATATTTTTGATGTAGGACAAAATACAATAGGACAGCAACCATTTGTAGCTCCACCTCCAGTAGCAACAACACCCGCTGTAGCAACTCCAGCAGCTCCAGCTCCAGCAGTAGCAACTCCTACAGCTCCAACTCCAACTCCAGCTCCAGCTGTAACACCAGCTGTAACAACACCACCAGCTGTAACAACACCACCAGCTGTAACAACACCACCAGCTGTAACAACACCAGCTGTAACAACACCACCAGCTGTAACAACACCAGCTGTAACAACACCAGCAGTAGAACAGCCTTTAGCTCCATACACAGGAAGCGGAGCCGATGCTTTTGGTGATTCACCTTATGTAAGCAACGTATTAAGAAACGAAACAGGATTAGACGCTACCACTAAACAAATGTTATTTGGTTTAGATGGACAAGGTGGATTTATACCGGGAGCCATGCAAGCAGCGGAAAAAACATTCTTTAATCCAGACGGCACTCCAAGAGTTGTAGATCAGGAAGTAGCTGGGCTATCAGCTGACACAACTGCTGGTATGGATTTAGCCAGAAGTAATGTAGGTGCACAGGGTCGGTTTTTAAGCGATGCTGAGGGTGCTTTTAAGAAAGGGGCTGGTGAGGTAGGACAGGGCATAGAAAGGGGCAGAGCGTTGCAAAGAGAGGGCTTAGGAGCCCTACAAACAGGTATCGGTGCTTTAGGTTCTCGTTTAGGCGAATCAGAGAACTTGTTGAGAGAAGCAACGGGCGCTTATGACCCATCAATGACTGAACAATTTTATAATCCTTATGAGGATCGTGTCGTTCAGCAAACCATTGATGATGTGTTTGAGGCTGGTGAGAAACAAGACATGGCTCAAAGAGCTAGAGACATACAAACAGGCGGTGAGTCAGCGTTTGGCTCCAGAGCTCGTTTAAGCGCCGAAGAACGAAGAGAATCATTAGGTAGGGGTCTAGCAGAGGCATTGGGCGGTATACGTTCCAGAGGCTTCTCAGAAGCCCAACAGACAGGTTTAGGTGAGTTTGCAAGGCAGAGACAGGCTGAAAGACTGGCATCTTCTGGTCTAGCTGGTCTAGCTGGTACTAGATTTGGAGCAACACAGACTGGTGCTGGAGCATTAAGCAACCTAGGTAATATAGAAGCACAGTATGGTGCGGATGCAGCTAACGCCATGTTTGGTCTGGGCAGCAATTTACAAGGACTAGGACAACAGACTCAACAATCTGGTGCGTTTGACGTTAATCAGTTGTTAGCTTCTGGTGGTATGCAACAAGGACAAACACAAGCCGAGTTAGACGCAGCTAGGGCAAATGCTATACAGGCACAACAAGCACCATTGGCACAATACCAAGCGTTAGCTCCATTTGTTAGTATGGCACCAGCTGGTAGCTTCCAAACTTCTACAACATTTGCACCAAAACCAAGTGCTTTACAGTCTGGTTTAGGTGTTGGTTTAAGTACCTTGGGCGCTATGGGTAACTTTATGAATCAAGGTAGAGGACAAGGATAATGGCTATAAGCAGAGCTCAGATTCCTAAAGAAATAGACGTATTTGAAGAAGGCGGAGACGTAAATACAACGAGTATTGATAACAGTATGGCAGACATAGGCGCTTCAATGATGAACCGTTTTCAGCCTAACTACGAACAAAATGTAAGTAAATACCAAGAGCGTTTATCTCCTTACATGTATCAAGCTCCTAAAATGAGCTTTTATGACTTGGCTTCTGAGCTAGGTGCTGGTCTTTTGTCTACACCGAATACTGGCGGAGCATCTGCGTTTACTGGTTTAGGGGTTGGTTTTAATAGGGCTTCTGAAAGAATGAGGGCAGCTGAAGAAGAAAACAGAAAAGCCAGACAACAAGTAGGATTGCAAGCAGCTCAGATGGCTATGCAAGACGAAAGAAGTGCGTTGGAGTTTGCTAGACAATATGGTTTAAAAAATTTAGATTATAGAAATAAACGAGGTGACCTATTAACTTTTGAATACACTGATGAAAATGGCGTGGTTCAACAAAAAACAGTTCGAGACAATTATGCTAATGACGACATTATCAATGAACTTATAGAAGAAAAGGGTGCGATAGAAGTTAAAACACCCGGCAGTGTAGTCAACATAGATCAAGGTGGCACATCTGAAAGAGATAAAGAAGCCATTAAAAGACAGTACGCAGCAGAAGATGAAATACTAGCCAAACAAAGAGCTGGTGTGGCTTCTGTTGCAAATGTAGAAGAGGCACAGGCTATTGCGGAAAGGTTGGGTCCTGAAAATTTTGGTGCTGTAGAAAAATTTACCTTGTACCCAAGAAAGTTGCTTTCAGGTTTGGGTGTAACGGACGAAAACCAAGAAGAAATACTTGGTGACCAGATACTATTAAGTCAAATATCTATGGGCTTTACCATGGACATAGTTAGCAGAACTAAGGGTGCTATATCAAACAGAGAGATGGAATTGTTTATACAAGCATCACCGGGTCTGGGCTCTAACTACAATGGTTTTATGAAGCAGTCAGAATACTTAAAGAGAATAGCCGAAAGGGATGTGAGCTTTTTTAATGCTTATGTAACGGAAGCAGATAGGTTAGAGGGCTTAGAAGCCAGTGGAGAATTAACAGCCTCACAGGTTAAAAGACAATTAAATAAGTTTGAAGGTGATTGGTATAACGATAATTTAATTTTTGATGAAAATGAAACTGCTGAATTAGAATCGATCGTTAAAGGAGAAAGTACGTCTTATATTATTCCTGAAGGGTTTAACGGAGAAGAGTTCCGTAAGGGCTATCGTGAGGGTCAAGACAGGGCTTCAGAACAAAAATCTAGCTATTCGACCAATAAAAGTGTAGCCCAAACAGAAGCTGATAAAAAAAGAGAAGAAATAAAGAATGATCCCAGTTTGACAGAAGCAGAAAAAGAGAAGTTTTTAGCCATGATAGATCAAGTTATGGGTAGGTAATGTCTGATACGTTTTTTAATCATCAGCGAGATATTGAAAACTTAGGTATCTTGCAACACAAAATCACACAGGAGCAAGACAACTATGCTTTAAGAAAAGCTAAAGCTAATTTGTTCTTTGATGATAATAGCATGATTGAATTTTTGGCTTCTGAGAGATTTCCAAATGATAATCAGGGAGCCCTTAGATACAAAAATATTAATGGTGAACTTTATTATGAAAGCCCAAATGGTGAAGCTGTTTTTGGTGGCAAAAAGTATTCTAAAGAATTTCCAGATAATGAAGCGGTAGGTTTTTTTGGAGACAAAATTGTACCCAACTTAGTTCCTTTTACAACATTCGCTGCTGATGTTGGCGGTGGTATGGCTGGTGCACAAAAGGGCTTTCAGACGGGACAAAGATTGTCTCAGGCGGTTTCTCATCCTTATGCTAAAGGTGCAATTATATTAGGTTCCACAGCTATAGGTGGTATGGGCGGTACCGCTTTATTTGGTGGCGGAGCTAGAGCTGGTCGAGAAGGTATGATTGATATGTTTTACAACGCACCTCCTGAAGAAATAGCAGCTGCCATAAGAGATTTAAAAGTTTCATCAGCCTTTTCTTTAATACCGTTTGGCACTGGCACTGTCGGTACAGCTAGGTTGGTTAATAAATTTAAAGGCAACCAAGACGCACTACAGTACCTAATAAATCTTAGAGGCAGTACAGATGAAACTATACAGGAAGCAAAGCGACTTGGTTTTGATTTAACCTCAGCACAGGCTGGAAGAATAGGATCAAGAGGACAGCAATTACAATATTTTCTAAGTCGCCAACCTGAAATAACCAAAATCACACAGTTTTACGATAGTCAGGCTGCACAAGTATCGGCTGCTATTAGAGACATGGCTGATTCTTTCGGTTCTGGTAAAACCGTAGGGGATATAAACACCAGAATCAAAGATGCTGGCAACTCGGTTTTAGAGGAGCTAACAAGAAGAAGGAAAGAAAGAGCCACAAGGCTTTACACTATTATAAAAGAAGCTCCAGAAGGAATTAAAGTTAACAACGTACAATCCTTTGTAGACACCATAGATAGCAAGATAGCTGGAGAAATTTTAGATTCAAGTGGCAATGTTATAAGAACGATAGAGCCTGACCCTAATACTGTAAAAGTATTACAACAGTTTAGAAAAACTTTGTTTGATGCAGATGGAGCTTTGATTGACGATCTTGCAACATTGGATGCAAGAAGAACAAGCTCTATGCAAAAGATTATTAAAAGCACACAAGACGAAGGCACTGGTGACTTTGGCATGTTGCTTGGATTAAGAGATGATTTGACTACATTAATGGATGAGGCAGAGCCTTTATATGCTTTGGCTAGAAGGGTGTATGACCCCACTAGACCTTCATTGCAACTGGTTGAGAAGAGTGTTATTGGTAAGTTTAGCAAGATGATGACTGACAAGCAGACTGCTAATGCTATGAAAAATTTATTTGACCCAGATGTATCAATTAAGTCTTTAAGAAACGCTAGGAGGCTTTTACAAAAAGCTGACCCTGATCTCTTTCAGGACGTAAAGAAACAATTTATTTTAGGTCAGCTGGATAAATATTCTAGGTTAGGTAATTTACAAAAGGGATTGCCCGGTTTTCAAAAATATTTCCTTGATCCTAAAGTAGAGAAAATGATGAAAGAAATGCTTTCTCCAGAAGAATACACAAACTTTTATCGTATGAATGAGTTGGTTGGCAAAGCCTTTTCTGTACCACCGGGAGGTTCACCAACACAACCTTTAGGTGCGGAAGCTGAAAAACTAGCTCAAGAAGCTCTTGGTGCTGGAACCAATGCTCTTAAATTATTTTTAGCAACTGGAAGGTTGCCCGGTAAAATTTTAACAGGCACGATAGGCGATGATCTGGTAGCTAACATCTCAGCCAAACAAAGAGATAAATACTTTGAAGCTATGACTGATGTTTTATTAGATGACCCCAACGCAGCTAAAACCTTAGATGATGTTTTTAACCATTACAATGCAAAAGAATTTGGCGCAAAACAATCACTTCTAAGAGGTGGTGCTGAAGGTGTAGAAACCATTACAGAGCCTTCTGAGAAACCATACACAGGTGAACAAAGAGGTGACTATATACAGGATATAGAAAGACAGATACAGGAACTTTCTCCAAATACTTCTATTGACATACAACCTCCACAGGCTTCTACCGACTTAACACCTACAGAGATGTTGTCCCCAACCATCATTCCAGATGAGAAGGACAGAGAGATTGCTATGAGGAGACAGCTAGGCGGTATCGCTGGGTTGGTCTAAGATTTCGTCTGTGGTGGCTTCAATCATCGCACCTTTCACATTAAAATCCATTTCATAACCCATTACGGTTTCGCCGTCTATGGTGAAAACAATATTGCGAGACATCAATCTAAGCAGTGCTGTTTGATGATGCAAGGTTAAACGACCAAACAACTCCACTATTTCACTAGGGTGTTCTATCTGGTAAGAAACGGGAACCTGTTTCTTTTTAAATAATCTTCCAAGCATTACGCAAACTCTCGGTCAGCTACACTTTTGTTGATCTTTCCGTGAGCAGCTTCTATTAATATCTTCAGCTGGTCTATTTTTGATCGCCTTTGATCGTTGCAAATGTCTTGCAACATATTATAAGTGTCAACGTCTACCGCTAGGCTTTTGCGTCCTTTTGGATATTTTATTTCCTTTTCTATGTCTACATTTTCATTCATGTCGGTAGCATTGTATAGAAAGATACAGATATTTACAACATTTTATAGTATAAATATTAATTAAATATATATGTGTAAATAGTTGTACATTTGTATACAAAAGTGTATAATAAATATGTGGTGATAATTAAAAACAAAAAAGAAGGAGGAAAAAGTGGTTAGAGCTATGAATTATTTAGAAAGACACAGTATTAGTGTTGCCATGATAAACATGGTGGCTAGTATTTATATAGTTGAAGCAGTAATCAGCTTTGTTGGTTACATATTAAAAATAGTGGGGGTGGCGTAATGG